ATAATAGTAACAGGGTTGGTTCCGATTAACCCCGTGAGGTTATTACTACCGGCCAACACTAAACGGCTGCCGTTGATTAACCTGATTTCCATTCGAGCATCGTTCTTGTACTCGATTAAACACTCCGGAATATTGCCAAGAAATGGTTTGCCGTCAAAGTCCATTCCCGACCAAATAACACTTCGTGCTTGTTGTAAGAGAGGAAACAAATAAACATGCGTTCCAACCCTCTGCAAAGCCCTCAGAATCCACATTTGCAAGCAAGCAATATCTTTTCCTGCCCTGCGATGGATAACAGCTAAAACATGCTTATTCTCGGCCACTGCTTTAAACATGCGCATCTGGTGTGGATATGGTTGTATACTAGGCAAACGTATATACATCAAGCACCTTTCATGTAGGCATCAAGGATTGCAATTCCCATATCAATGCCAATAGCCCACTCAGCCATGTATCCCATAGACTTCATTTGACTAATAAAAGTTTGTTGTCTGGCAAGGTGTTCTTCTTGCGCCTTAGTCGGCTTCCAACCATCTTTTTTAATTTCCATCCATAAACCACAATATAGTTCTGTAGGGTACGCAAAAAATAAGTCACTGGCTCCGGGACGTAAACCAAGGCGAGGCAATATACGATTTGTTGAACGTGAACGTTGACCTTCATTATGTATTTTAATAACACACTCATGCAACCTTGGATAAACAAGTTTGCAGTAGTCTAATATAGCCATCTGCGTTTTGTCTTCGGGTTTAAGATGAAATTTTTTGGTCGTACTCTTTGCTCGCAATTGCACAATGATTCCCTGTTGTAAAGTGGGTGCTGCCACCCAATCTAACACCTATCCAATAAAGGTAGGCTACAACTGGATTAACTCGATTGTCAATCAATGATGAATAGAAAATGCTATCAACTTGTGACCTAGTGAGATTATTGGGGCAAGCATATAGATAATCATGTAAGATAGCCGGTGAAATAGTTTTGTAATCTATGGGAGAAAACACCGGCCAGAGCCATCTGGGAATACTAGCAAAATCGGTTAAGAAACCTTTTGGTACAATGTATTGTGTTTTTCCATCATGCGCAAGCAAATTATGCTGCAATTCGAATACACCGTTTTCTTGAGGCTCAAGCATTGGTTCATTCATAAAAAAAATATCATGGTCTGGCGTACAGGACGGCAAAAAAATAAATACAAAGAAAATAATAAATGGCAATAAAATAAATCGTTTAAACATAAATGACCCTCGCTTGCGACAAGGGCCAGTAAAGTTGCAAGAATGACATCTGACAAGCATCCCTGCTAACTACCAAACGGTAGTTATTTGCAGCCTTTACCACTGCGTCCCTTACCCTTTTTTTTACCTTTCATCATGATAAACTCCTCGTCTTGCTTATTCAATATTACATACATTAAGGAATTCTTCTATACCCTTTACCGATTAATTTAACATGATGATAAATATCGCTTACGTCTGCTATGGCTGTAACATACCATGCATTAAAATATAGCATAAAAAAAACTAAATATGCTAATCTTTTTTGCATAAGTTTATTTCGGACATAACTATTCATCGAATTCCCTCCTTAGTTTTCGATAGTTAAAAAAAATGCCCATTAGGGCATAGTTATTTTTTTCTGGCTGCTCTCATATTATCAACAAGATTAGGGTATCTTCTGCCTGCTTTCTTAGCCATAGCTTTGGCTTTAGTCTTTTGCTTAGGCGTAAGTTTTTTTGGCTTACCCAAACCCTTTGGTCTTGGCTTGTCCCATATCGCTTTTTTCATTTAGCAATCCCATTTTTTCAATGCTAGAGCTTTTCTTGTTGGCCGGCCTTTGGCATCTGTCATCGGTCCTTTGACTCCAGACATTCTAGCACAAAAACTTTTTCTGCGTGCAGCAGCTTTAGGAGATTTTTTTGCTTGCTCACGTGAAACTGGTGCTTGTAAATTAGATCCGGTTAAACGGTTTATCCGCTTGCGACCACTAGCCGACAAACCGCCTTTTGGATTCTTATCACTTTTTCTTAGACTTACGTTTTTTCTTGGCATTTGATTTTCCTGCTTTGCTAAGAGCAATGGCAACAGCTTGTTTTTGGCTTTTTCCTGAGGCCATCTCAGTTCGAATGTTTGAACTTATGACGGCCTTGGATTTTCCAGATTTAAGTGGCATTATTTACCCCTTTTCTTCATAGCTTTCTTCATGCCTTTTGATTCATCACGTCTAGCCTTTTTCTCCATACCAACTTCGCCATAAGCTGTTCCAATGGCGCGTTTCTTAGAGTAACCAGCTTTTTCCATTACTCTAACATTCTGTTTCATGCCTTTTTTGGTTGCAGCAGCTTTTCCCTTAACTAACATCCCTTTTTTCATTTCACGCTTTACCATTTTCATATTATTTTCCTTTGCGTTTTATTTGTACTAAGTGCTCCGGGGCGTTTGATAGCCCCTTTAATCCAGTTGGTTTTGGACTTTTTCATATTAACCTCTAGAAATAATATTCTGTAACAATGATTATACCGCCAGACCCTGCGCCACCTGCTGCACCATTAGTTCCCACTGTTCCGGATGCGCCACCAGCTCCTACAGCATACGAATATGTTGCTGCTGGGCTGCCGATAAGTTTTCTACAATAACCACCGCCAGAGCCCCCAACAGTTCCTGTTATTCCACCACCAGCATTTGTTCCGCCTGCGCCGCCACCGCCTCCACCAAAACCTGTTGCATTTTTACCGGTATCTCCACCATTTGAACCACCTAAGCCACCACCGCCATAAATTGAGTTGCCCCCAGCTGGTGCATAACCATTTGTTGCTGTACCTAATGAGGCATTACCCGGAAAGTATGGGGATGCTGTACCACCTGCTGCATTAACATCACCGCCAGAGCCAATGCCTGGGGAGCTTGCACCCCATCCCCCTGCGTTTCCTGAGGGTGCACCACCGACCCCACCAGTTGCAGAAAGACTTCCAAATGTAGTAGTTCCTCCTGTATTTCCAATACCTGCGCCAGTTGTACCACCACCGCCACCACCTCCGCCACCACCTACTAGTTCAACGACTACGTATTTCACCCCAGCTGGAGTAGTGTAAGTACCAGAACCTGTGGTAAATGTTTGAACTGTGGGAGCAGTATAGGTTGAATTACCTGTTCCGCCATTAACTATTGGTAACACTCCGGTAACGCCTGTCGTTAATGGTAAACCGGTTCCTGATGCTAAATTATTATTAAGTGCATTATTTGTTGCCATAATTATTCCTTATGCTACGGTTATATTGCCTTGTGGACCAGTTAATACCACCCAATCTGTGTTTGCAGTGATACAGAGCAATTCTATACTGTCATACTGATTTGTACTTTGTAGATATCCTGCTGCACCTATAGTTGTACTGCTTGCACCAGCTCTGATGACTTGACCGGCATTTTGTGCAATCTTCCAGCCACCTGCGCCTTTGCCTGCTACAGCAATTGACTCACCAACACTAGCACTTGCTGGTAAAGTTAATGTTACTAAGCCTGCATTATTAGCAATATAACCTGATTCAACGGCCATTGATTGAGAAGTTCCAGTAACCTCATTCCAGATATATCCTGATTGATTTTGGAAAGTAGGCAATGCACCTGCGCCATTGCTTGTTAAAACCTGCCCTGCTGTCCCAAGACTTGCAACTGATTGATGTGCTGCCGTTGATGTTGTTCCGCCACAAATAACGCCATAGGCTGTAGCTGTAGTTCTGCCAGAGCCACCTGAGCCAACTGGTAGAGCATTTGCAAGAGTTGTAATACCGGCATTATTAATGCTCAATGCAGACACTGGAATTACTGCGCCATCAGGTGTAACCATTAATTCTAGCTTACCCGGCGCTGAACCATCGGCCAAAGTTCCAGTGCTATCAGCGCTGAAACGAATTTGACCAAAAACCCCGTAGTAACTATTTAACCAACCTGTAGCGTACATGCTATACAATGGCATGTTTGCAGTAACAGTAGCGTGAGCAGAAGTATTGGAATTGCTTCTAGCTGCAATTTGTAATGGTTCTTGTGTGGTCGAATGCTTGTGAATTGTCACCATTGCAGGTGCAGTATTGCCGATATCATTGACTCTAAATCTTGAGTTGAAAGCAACGCCATCAATTAGAATATTGCCTACTTCAAGACCAGGGTCTCCGACATCAACATGACCGGTTCCATTTGGCTCTAGATATAAATTGCCATTTACCGTATTGGTACTAATGGTATCGCCATCGATTGTGACATCATCGACATTTATAATTTCAAACTCTGTTGCGTCAAATCTAACGTTTGTACCGGCTCTCAAACCCACTGTTTCATCACCAGTTGTTACAGGACCACCGCTTGTAAAACTACTCCATTCTATTTTTGGCATTTTTTACTCCGCTATCATTTCGTAAATACCATCCTCTGTAACCATTAAATCACCCCACTCTGTAATCATTTCTAAAGCCGGGCCATAGAATACTTGCCATTGCTTATCTACAACAGTAAATACACTCTGGTCGCCAAATGAGTAGTTTGTGTCAAAGCCTAGGGGTGAGAACGTGTCCATTATGCGATTCTCCACGCAACGATAGATACATAAGCAGTATCATAATTTGTTATCATAGAAATTAGCGTTCCTGCCTCTAGGGTTAATGAAGCTGGATTTAATTCGGATGTTGAAGAGGTAAATGTGCCAGTAGTTGGGCTAGCAGCATTTGTTCCAGTAACATCAACATAAACTGAACTACCGGGTTGATATCTAAATGAAACACAATAGATTTCATTTGTTCCCGGCAAAGTAATACTTGTTGCAGTTCCCAGCGCTAAAAAAGCATTGTACTTGATATCAGAGGGCCTTGGTGCGAATGTATTGAAGGAATTAGCGTCCTTTCCAAATTTTAATGCGACTGTCATAGTATCCCCTTTATTAAATTTAGATTATCTGGTTTTTTATTATTATGCTACTGTAATATTTCCCTGTGGGCCACCAATAACAGTCCAAGTTGTGTTAGCTGTTGTACATAGCAAATCAATGCTATCAAACTGGTTGGTTGATTGAATATAGCCAGCTACTCCAACAGTCGAGCTACTTGAGCCAAGTTGGATGTTTTGCCCAGCATTCTGCGCTACTTTCCAACCACCAGCACCCTTACCAACAATATTTATAACAGTTCCAAAAGCTGCTGTAGTGGGTAGCGTTAGTGTCACAAGTCCAGCATTGTTTGCAACATAGCCATTATCGGCAGCCATGGTTATGCTTGCGCCAGTCACTTCAGTCCAGCCAATACCAGAACCTGTACCACTAATTGTGATCGAGCCGGCTGAATTTGCTATGCTAATACCGGGTCCTGCACTAAGTGTTGCCAATACTGGTGTTGCACCTGTTGAGCCAATTAAAAGTTGACCATTCGTCATTGGTCCAGCCCAGCTAGGTGCGCCAGAGTTATTCGTTCTGAGCACGCTACTATTTTGTGTCGCTAATCCAGAAACTTGTGAGCCAGTTGCTGCGTAATAAGCAAGTTGATTAATTAATCCTGAAACCACCCCAGTGCCGGGTAAAGCAATGGCTTCAATGGCTGTATTAGCAGAATTTTTTGCCCATACTTCATTTGCACCTAATACTGGTAAATAAATATCTCCGCCTTCACCGGTCATTGGGTCACCCAAATCAGGCGTTGCAGATACATTGTAATGAGGCGCAACTTGGTTATTGTATAACTGTGCTTGTTGGTCAACCAAGGTTAAAATACCAACGTCCTGGTTTAACATGCTGGGGGTAAAGTTTGTATTGGTATACAGATTTAAACGGTCAGCAGGTGTATCACGAGTAATAGTAATTACATCCCCTAATGCCCGAGCAACTAAAAAAGTTACTTCTACAATCTCAGAGCCACCGATAAACGCAACAGTGTAATTAGCATTGCTCACTAGCTGCGTTAAATCATCTGGGGTTTGTGCTGACGTTCTGGCATAGACAACGACATCCGAGGCCGCATTTGCTGTCCAGTTAGTTGTAAATACTGTTTGGCCAGCGGTTGCAGTAATCTGGGTTTTTGGTGGTACATCATTAATTTGTACTTGAGTAGACATACGTTATTCCTTGGTTCGTTGTGCTTGTGCTCGTGTGGCCGGCAATCCATCAGTTAATTTATCTAATCCATCTTGTATTAGTTGGTAAGTATAGAACTGGTTAATAACAGGGATTGCTCTGACCCCTTTTTCTATATCTTTTTTGTTCCAAGCTCTTTGCGCCATCATTAAAAGAACATTTCCAATGCTTTGACCTATACCAATTGCAGGGCCACCAACCATTCCCAACTGTGTGGTATTTCTAGATTTATCGTTTTTTAGAAACTCAACGTCACCACCAACTATTGCATTTGCCCATTGCGCTGATTTATATAATAAACTGGTTGCCCCACTATTCGCAAATGCCTCTTTCAACATCTCATCACTATCCATATCAACTTCTTCGCCTCTGGATATTTTTCTAAATATGGTTTGTTGAACCCCCATTGCAGCCATAATTAGTATTGCAGCAAATTGCTTTCCTTGCAGTTGTTGCATAAACGGAACTGCGTACTTGTGTAATGCTGCAAATGACCAAGATAGAAACTGTGTTCCAATTTGGTGCGCTGGGTTTTGCAAATTAATATATTTGTTTATTAAGGGCACTTTAATAAATGGCAGGTCGGTTTGACGTCCCTGTATGATTGCATCTTTCACTGAATTGTAAACGGCTTGTGAAAATCGTTGTTGTACCTTAGTATCAGTCCATTTAAAGTAATCTGATTGGAATCCATAGATACTTTTTTCGCCATACTGTTTAAACTGCTCCATAACAGAGTCTGCCCATTCTTCGGGTTTTAATCCGTAAGTTTCTAAAAACAGTCTATCATTTTTTGATAAATTTTTGCCACTAGCATATTTATTTAATAATCTAATAAATTGATGTTGCGCTGTTGATGCAGCCATTTTTTGGTTCCAGTTTTCTAGAAAATGCACCAGCCCAATTTTTTGTGAAAAATGTGCCAGCCCTTCTAATGCACTAGTAACCATATTTGAAGGCGTGCTTGAGTCCACCAAAGAGCCATCATAAGCTTGTCTGAATTGAGATTTATTCATGTGCTCTAATCCAAGGCCGGCTTGTCTAGCATACTCACGCAATCTCGCTCCTTGTTTTGTTTTGAGTAAGCCATTTAATGAAGCAACACTAGGTGTTAATCCAGCTCTAATCCACTGAAATGGACCAAATTTAAATATACTACCAGCACTATCACCCAATTGACTAAGTGCTGTATTTCCAAGTCTAGTTGACACGGCAAGCAGTCGAGCGTTTTTGCCAATCTCATACATTGCTGCATTTAACTTGTCAGGCTTTATTCCCACATAACCATTAATAAGATTTTCAGTAAACTCTTTACCAGATTGCTCTAGTTTATCAATTTGATCTAATCTTTTTTTCCTCTGTTTTTCTGGGAGTTGTTCTGCCAAAGCTCTTTGTTCTTGGTAGTAATTAGTAATAACCTGCAAATAGCCGTCTAATCCTTTTTTAGTTACGCCTGTAAAGTTTTCTAACTTCTCATCTAGTAGGTAGTTTTTTGCTAACGGTCTAACATAATTCTCTAACATCTTCGGTAAATTTGTATCTAAAAATCCATTATTAAGATAGTAACTAGAATTAACAAGCAATCGTCTGCCTTTGGTTGACTGGGGATTACTTATTGTATTCAATGCGATGGTAGCCAAATCGTCATCGGTATAACCCATTATAGAATCATAATACCTAGCAGCCTCTTCTTCCATTTCATTAGCATCTTGAAACAATTGCCTAAATTTTGGCAAATCACCAGGGTCTTTAAAAGTTAACTTATCTTCTGCATTGTAAAAATACCAGTTACGAGGAACCTTGCCTTCAAATACAGAATATCTTAAATTTAATTCTTCATCAGATAACTGTGTTCGAAGAGGCTCTCTTTGTGCTTTTATGGACTCTATATCAGATAGAAGAGCGTCACGTTCTGCGTTTAGTTTTTTAACCTTAGCAAGATGTACTTCTTCACTCAAATTTTTTGGTTTTTTTGCTGTAATTTTAGATTTGAGTAAAAATTCCTTTTTATTTAGATCTTCAATCTGCGTTGTGAAGTCTGAAATTTGTGATTTAAGTTCCTCTCTTTTCTTTAAAAACTTCGTAAGACCAGTAACATCTTCACTGCTTAAAGTTGTATAATCATCTAAAAGGATTTTTAAGTTAGGGTCATCTAGTTGTGCTTTATGAATTTGTTTTCGGTATTTACTGATTTTGGCATTTACCTCGGCTAATGCATTTTGATTTGCAATAACATTCGTATTACTTGTTATTTTATCAGTTAATTGTTTTCGTGTGTTTACTAGCGCATCTAGTGGCTCGGTCCATTTTCTAATCATAGCGTCTTGGTCAGTAAATGCTTGTACAGTAGCGTTTATAAAGCCTTGTCTGTCATTTCTTATTGCTAGACGATTGTATGCTCTTGTAACATAACCCTCATAAACTCTTTGTGGAAAAATTGTTTCATCTAAATTCTGTGAAGCTAGATATCTTTTGTAGTGTGGCTCTGTTGAACTTTTCCATAGTGCTGTTGCATCTCTAATTTCGGGATTTGTATCTGCGCCAAAAGTTAGTAGGTTATTATAAACCCTTGTGCCAAAACTAGCTGGATTCTGGTAGTCGTTTTTGTCAAGTTTCTCAGAAAATTGTTTGAGCTGTTGTTCTTCTGGCAATGTTAAATCCATGCCATTATATCTTAATCTATAGCCTTCAAGTTGTGCTTGTGCTCTTTTAATTTCACCATCAACACCTTGCATTTCAGCATCAAATGCCAAACCATTAGGAATGTATTTTTTTCCGGCAATTGTTTCAATATTATGATGGACAATGGCATTAGTAATAGCTGGCAATGGCCCATCACCAGTTAATCCTTGTATCGCGTTATCCCAGAGACCAAAAAACCCAGTTATTGGAGACCTGTAAGTTTGTGGAAACCAAAATAAACCTTTCTTAGCCATCTGACTTTCGTAAAACATTTTAGCATCACTAATTTTCTGTGCAGACTGCGCATAGTTGCCAATAGGTGCAGCCGTCATTCCTTCAACCTCGCCTTTTTCGCTAAGATTAAATCTAGCCTCAATTCCTTCAAGATTATATTTATTAGCATCTTTAGCTTGATGCATTGCGCCGGCTGAAAAATCTACTAACTCTGATACTCGTTCACCTAATTTAAGTTTTTTTCCTGCTGTCGACAAACCTTCAAACCCACCATAAAAGGCTAATCCAGCAGCGGTATCTACTAAAGTATTGTAGCCAATATCTTCAATCTTTCTTTCGGGGTCAACAATTCCAGTCAATCCTTCTCTGGTAAACGAGTAACCTAAAAGATTCCCAGCCTCCATACCTGTTCTTTGAACAAAGTTGTAATCTAGTGCAGCGTATTTAAAAGGTGCAAGCCATTTAAACATAAACCAATCAGCAGCAAGGCCGGCAGCGCCACCAGCAAGACCGGCAGCCCATTTTTGTAAGTATGGTTGATTATTCCATTGTTCTTCACGTGCAATTTGGTCTTGAATCCAATTGTAGATATTTTGTTGTTGCTGGGGTGAAGTAACGCCAGTAATTAAAGAATCACGGTATTTTGCTGGAACAGATTTTAACATTTCTTTGTTATCTGTTGGCATCCAGTTGTTTGGTATAGGTTGTGACAATGCATTTTGTAAATTTGAGTTGTCTACCGGTTCAAATGCTTTCTTTTTAACATATGCTTGGTATATTTCTCCGGGCATAGTCATGTCAGCAGCTTCACGAGCAAATGCACGGAAAAACCCTAATTTCTGAGGCGCATCTTTTGGCCATAACGCTGGGGGTAATCCGATGCCATATCTCTCTGGGTTATAAACACTTGTAGGGTTAAATGGCTGCGTAATACTAATATTTGTATTTACATCTAATGGCGAACTGGCAGGATATGAGATGGTCATATCTGGCGTATGTTTAGAGGCAATTATCTGCAATGCTTTGTCTATTTGTTCATTTTGATTTTCTGAAAAAGTTTGTTCATTTTTATTTTGCATTGTCTGCCCCTTTGCCTAATAATTTTTGAATAAAGGCTTGAGTTTCTTCCATGTTAGACATTGGTTTTCTGCCAAATCTGCCAAAAGCATCATCGTAGGATTGTTTTACCCTGTCAAAGTTCGGCGTATAGGTCATTAGGGCTGGGTTGTATGGCCCATAATGTGTAAGCATAGATGAGTAGCCAGAGGTGTGCGATAAACCAACATC